CATCATTCTGAATTCCGTGTTTTCTTATTTCAGCCTGTGATGGAACAGGTAAACCAAAGTCTCTATACTGTTGCCTTATCCTTTCAATGTTATTGCCAATGGTCATATTTGTATAAAAATCATCATTTCCCATTGCTTTCATGTCTTTTAATCTTTCTGGTACTGCCCTTGTTCCATGTGTTTTAATAGGATACCTTGTTACGTCCCAGACTCTAAGCCCTCCACCTGTTTGTCCTACTTTATAATGCCTATCTGGGTTATCCCTTGCAATTCTTTGAATGCCTTCTATTGCCTCACCTGGGTTATCGTATTTTATTTGCATTGCATCAGAATAATGCTCTCCTTTAAATCCACTGGGAGTGCCAAGGTCTATGTCATGCATTAATCCTCTTTGGGAAAGGTATTGCAATTGGTTCACAGCATTTTTATCTACTACGTTTCTAAAGCCACCCATTCCTCTTATTTGGTCTAAGTTCCAGTCCATTGGAATGTTATCACCTAATTCATCTACAAACCAAGGGTAGTCATCACCTTGTCTTTCTAGGCGTTTTAAAAATTCACTATTGTCAATAACCTCAGGAAGCTTAGTATGCGGATTATAAACAACCTGTTTGTTATACTCTCCTAAATTACGAGCTTTTATTTTTGCATCGTCTAAAGCTTTTTTTGACGTTAATTGCTCAGGAGTTAAAGTTAATCTTTTCTTAGTATCTTTTATTGTCCCTTTAAATAGGTCAAAATCACGTGGGGTGCTTGAAGCTACTGTATGTCTGGGGATGTCTATGCTTTTAGGTGTCACAGAAACGTTGTTATAATAATCATATGTTTTGTTGCTTGGGGCGTATGCCAATGAGGCATTCTCTGCTGGTATCGTCTTTTTTGGAGACCTACCTAGTAATGCCCCACCTATTAATCCAAGTGCTGGATTTTTCATAGCCAAAGCATCTGTAGCAATGCTTGCTACCGCACCACTAGGAGAAGGATATACTTCTGTGGGAATTAATGCAGGATTTCCAGCTTGTATAATTTTACCTTCTTCAGTTACTGCAAAATTTCTTCTTTTAAACTCTTTATTACTTAAAGGAGAGGTCATTTCTGAATCTTCTACGCCATAATACTTTGGTCCTGCAAGACGCACTCCTTTAGATTTGAATTTTATGCCTAAGCTTTCAAGTAAATCTCTATAATATTTTTGCTCTTTAGGTCCCATCGTTATCTTTCCTTATCATAGTTCCAAATTTATGGACAGGGATACCAAACATAAATTCAGCAGTCATTTCTGGTCTTTCTAGAGTCATGATTGTACTTCGTGCCAATCTTCCAAATGGTAACATTGTCCAAGTATAGTAGTTTGCCCATCGTTCCCACTCTCCATTTATAAGAGCAGTCATAAGTGGCATCCAGTATCTATGTATAGGAGCAGTTGCTACTTGTAATGGTGCAAGTATTGGAGAAGGATAAGCACTAAAGAACGCTCTTTCTCTTGCTTTTTTATCTCCAAATAGCCAATCAGCAGTATCTTGTACATAAGATAAAGGCGGTGGAAGAATGCTATCAAATAAAGAACCAACAAATACTTGGGCTAAAGCAAAAGTAGATAAATCCATTATGGCTAATCTTTTTAACCTGTCGATAGATTTCTTATCATTGAATCCATAAATCTTTGCTTGTTTGTAAATATCTCTTCTAAAACGAATAGAATTCCACATAAAAGGTTGAAACCTTGTAAACACTTTACCCATTGTAGACCTAGCAACAGCAGGTCTATTTACGTTGTGATATAAAAACTGAGTAGCTTCTACTCCCTTTAATGCCATTCCTGTTAAATAAGGATGGTCAAAGGGCATATTAGGTATTATTTGCCCCAATGCTTCTCTTGCATTTAAGTAATGAGCAATAAAAGCGTCTGTACGTAGAGTTCTTTCTGATGCTCTCATAAACCAACCACCAGCAGATAGGATAGAATCTGTTACTTGGTATTTCTTAGCTAAGTCCATTACAGTAGCATCAGTAATGTCTCTTTTAGAAAAAACTTCCTTAAAGAAAGGCTTTAGTTTTTTAATGTCCAATCTTTTATCCATCATTGCTTCGTTAATGTAAAAAGATTCTAATGCACCTATCTCAGCTACCCATCTATGTATGGTATTCCTATCTGTAATTGGAGTCCCATCTTTTAATTTTGCTCCTGCAAATACGTTATTGACCAGCCATTTAACATCTCTAGCCCTTTTAAATTTGCTAAAACCCATATTCGTAATAGTGTTTGAGCTACCACCTACTACGTTACCTAAGTATGTTTTAGGATGAGCAAGTAGAGATATAAGAGACAATTTTGATTCATAAGCACCTATGTTATTTAATATCTGGTATAAGACTTGATGTCTTGCTTTCTCAGAAGTAGGTAAATCCATTCCAAATAACTTTGGAGCCTTAGGTGTTCCATGAAACTTCTTACTAATTCCTGGTATAGCCCATTTGTTTAATTGCTGTGATTTAGCATCTAAGTATTCCACCATATTCTGGTCAGACATTCTGTATTCTAAATTTTGCAATGGATTAAACAAAGACGTTCTAGTGCCATACTGTTTTTTTATTTTATCGTCTCTTTCTATTTTTCTTTTATCCCATTCTTTTTGTATGCCTTCAGGGGATTCTTTTATTCTTTGTTTTAATTTTGCTCTTTCTACTATGGTCAGTCCAGTATACTTTGTAGGCAATGCATTGGGTTTTCCCATTAAGCTACTAGCATACTTTCTCATTTCGTTAACCCACATATCGCCCATTTCTGGGTTCTCTTTAACAAAAACATTATTCTGTTCGTAATTATTAATGACCTTACGGAATGTCAAAGCATTCATATTCTTAAATAAAGAGCTTACCCATTGGTTTGTGTAAGCCTCTAGTACTTCAAAGCCATAACTAAAGTGAGGAACGTGAGTATCGCCTCTTTGTTGTCCTGTACCTGGTCTATATTCAGCGTTAATATCTTTCCACTGTTCTTTTCCCTTACGGAATTCAGCGTTTAAAAAGTTTACAAGGTAATCAGATTGCCCATTAGCACTTTCTACTCTTTGCCCAAGATACAATTGATAGTCAGCATTTTGACTTGCAAGTTTTAGGTCTATAAGGGTTTGCTTTATGTTGTTTGCTCCATAAACCCCCCAGATTTCCTTTTGTTTTTCTTTAGGCATTCTACCTGTTAATGCTTGCAATTCTAGTTCTTTGAATTGGTAACGCTTAGGTATTTTATAAACGGAGTCTTCTTTAACGGTCTTACCACCTTGAGTTAGGTCATTTACATAGTTTTCTAATTTGGCTTTTAACTTTAACTGCTGTTCTTGTACCCAAGGTTTTAATTTTTTAGTATCGTGATTCATTTGGGGGAAATACTCTGTAACAAATCCATCCTTACCTTCACTTCCTACTCTACCTATGCCAAAGAATTCATTTGCCTTTCTCCAAGCAACCCTAGCATTTTTTGCTTCATCTGAATTTCTTTTTATTTTTTTACTAAGTAAGTGTTCCTCCATCGCTATTTCATGCTGTACTCTGTTTAATAATTCAGTACTCATAGGGTTGTTGCGATTGCCTAGCATTTTATTTAGGGCATTTACACCAAAGGTTTCTACGTTGTCCATAACCTTTTTTTGAAAGTTTTCTATATCAAATCTTCCATTTTTATCGTATCGTATAAAGTCATGTATAAATAAACCGTTACCAGCCCATTCCATTTTCTCATCAATACGCTTCCAATCAACTCTTTGGAATTCACCTTCTGCATCAATGACTCCAGCACCTAAATAGCTTTCATAAAAGTTTTTTAAAAATCTTCCTTGCTGTTCTTGAATGTCTTTTATCAGTTCTTCTGATGTTCTTTCTATTACTTTCCCATTTCTAGTTATTTTAAATGTTTTTCCTTCGTATTTACTTTCCCAGAGTTTCAATGTATTTGCCCATTCCTGTTCGTAAAAAGCAACGTCTTCTGTTTTCCACGCTCTTTCACGGTTCATACTCTTTTGAGCAAACATAAACAAGTCAGTAAAGGATTGAATGCCATTTGGTATAGCTTCTAATTCAGCTTTAACAGAGACTCCTGTAAATAAAGACTCTACCATGCCATTTTTAATTGAATCTTCTAGCTCTCTCATTTGACCTCCAACCTTCTGAAGAAAGGACATAGAGGACAAAGGCACTTTAATGGTTGCAAGACCAAAGTCTTTGGCATTGCGTATAGGTGTTTTCATTTTAAACAACAAATCAAGGTCGTGACCAGCTTGTTTTTTTCCTACTGTATCTGGAAATAAGAAGTTGTATAGTTTTTTTACTTTGCCTGTCTGATTGGTAGAGTTAACTATATCTTTTAAAAACCTGTTAAAGTTTCTTATATCATCCCATGTTGCCATTTTAATACTAGTTGGTCCATCTCCTTGTTGTGCTTTCATGTAAGTATACAGGTCCTCAAATCGAAGAATTGCACCATCAGGTAAGGTCTTTAAGCTTTGCGTAATGCTCCTTAATACTTGAGGAATATCATTGGGTATGTTTTGTGCTTTGCCTTTTGTTTCTTTTGCTACTTCAACACCACCTACTTCTGTGGGTTTAAACAACCTGTCAATTTCTACTTCAGCTATTCTTTCTCCGTCAATATTGCTATCTATTTCTCCTAGCTTGGTATCTTTTTTTGATTTTGATAGATAATCAGTAACTTCTTTTCCAGCCTTCTCAGGGCTAACAGTATTTAATAAATCAAAAGTATCAGCATACCCTTTCATAAACTGAGCTTTGACACGGTCAGGTATCGCATCCATTGACCAAATAAATCTAGGTGTGCTGGTATTTTCGTATTGAGCCCTTGTTCGCTCTTTTTCAGCTTTTAATATTTCTACCTTATCAAGCTCGCCTCTTTTTTCAGCAGTGGCTATTCTTCCATTTAAATTTCTTATTAGTCCCTCTAATCGAACAGGTTGAGGACGTAAACTTGATAAAAGGAAATTATAGTAATAATCAACCGCTACCTCTGGTTTGATTTTTAGTTCTTTTGCAATCTTACTGATTTCAACTACGTCTTTTCTAATAAGATTGTTTGCTTCCTGTTCGTTTTCAAACACACGTTGATTCTCGTTTCTAAAAGTATGGTTAAACTGTATCTTTATTGCTTCTGCTTGTCTTGCTATAATATCCCTTAATACTAAGAACTTACTTTCAGATTGAGTCTTTGGTTGCTTTCCAGCTTGGATATCGTCTACTGCTTTTTGTATTTGCTTGGACCATTTCTCATTTTCAAGAATCTCAATATTATTACCAGTTATTTGCTCGCCATTAACAATACGATTGGCAATCTCATTGATGCGTTCATAAGGAATTTGACCTTTTTCTACAGTATGCCCTGCTCCTTTTAATGCCCTATCTAATGCCTTGCCTTTCATATTAAGCTGTAAAGCACTCCAAACATCGTAAGAGTCGTTTATCTTGTATTCTTTTTCAACTCTTGAGCTATAACGCATAATAGGTTTAGGGTTTTGACCTGGTTCCCATCTTTTATTACTGAACATATTATTAAAAGTTCTTTGAATCTTTTTTCCAGTATCGCCCAGCCTTACTTCTAAAGGTGTTAATCCTTCGCTATTAGGAGACTCTAAAGCTTCCCATAAAAAATCTCTATAGGGCTCTTTATCTTCTTTCCTTCCTCCTTTTTCAGGGACCTGACCAAGTTTTTTACCACTCTTTGTTATAAAATCAGGATACTTTTTCATGGCACCATATACTGCCTTATAGTCAATACTATAATACAATGGCATTACTCTTAGGTTCTTTCTAGTAATGTAGTTTAAAACGTTCTTGTCCCTTAGTAACTCCCTGCTTAATAACCTTATGGATTCCCTGTACGTCTCGTAATTAAAATGACGTAGAGGGTCAATGTTCATTTCATTTTGACTTACTTTATGGGCAATATCTACGATAGCACTCATTGTCTTTGGGGCTCCAGTAAAAGGTCTTACAGCGTCTTGTATCTCTGAAATAGTAAACGCTCTATTGTTTGCATAATCATAACCATACAACTTTCTGTTTAACTCATGTAGATGTTTATACTCTAAAGAATTTTTAATATCCTGTAATGTACCTTTCCTTGGTTTAGCTTTTTTATTACTTGGAATAAAAGTAAGTTTTTCAAAAGCAGAATTAGTTACAATTTGTATTAATTCTTGAGGGTTAGCCATATTCCAATAATTTGCACTATCAGCAGTTCTACTATGTGCTTCTGTACCTACTACATAATATCCATCTTCTTTATATAGTTGCTTTTCACTAGTCTTTCCTACAAGGGTACCTACCCATTTTGTTTGTCCTTCTCTATTCTTTTTATAAATATCAACATTTAGATTGCCTTTTTTATTGGTAATTATATCTGCTAAAACATTTTGCAAAAACGATTTTGCATTAACAATTTGTTCTAATCCTTTTTTACCTTCATACGCACTCATTCCTGTTTTGCGTAAAGCACCAGGAGACCATTGACCCAATGGATTGTTTTTTACATAGTCTAAATCTGCTTTAGAAACTTCACTTTTAAAGAGCTTGTCCATCTTTTCTGCTTTATTTTCAAAGAAAATGCTCTTATCACCCTTAACTCTTTCTAAAAAACTGTCGTTTTTGACCAAATCTTGCATATATTTTTCAGGCAAACCCTGATAAAAGAACACTTTATCACCATCTACGTCTGCACCGTCAATATAAAAGTGGTCTCTGCCCCTCATATAAACGCCCCAATTGGCTAAATCAACATCTGACCTAGCAAATCCATCAAACAATAAGCCTCTTGTGCCTGAAATAGCGTTTGCTGGTACCCTCATAACCGCAAACATTAGCTTATTTCTCATTCTAGCTTTTAATAAAGGCTCTTTTTCAGCCTTAAATTCCTCCCAAGCTTTTTCTAGTTCTATTTCTTTGTCTTTTCCTATCCATTTTACCTTCATTTTTCTGTGGCTATGTCCCACTTTAAAATGACCAACTTTTCTTTTGACCAATTTGCCATCTTCAAAAAAATCATAGCTTGTATTCTTTTTAATACCCCCAGTTAAGGATTCCATTACTGGGTCTACACCAGCCACCCAGCCACTTCCTGAGTTTTTCCATTCTGGATTTGTGAATTTATTCATACGATAAATATGAACAGACTTCTCGTATAAACTGTTGTTTATGATGGCAGATACAGGATTATAACCAGTAGCTCGATACCATCGTTCAAAATTATTAGCATATTCTTTTAACTCTTCATACACAGCACCTTCAAATTCTTCTGCTTTTTCTAGTTTTTTAATCTTTTTAAAGATATCCTTATTCAAAGATTCGTGCAGTTTGTGATTTGGGTTATTAATAACTCGAATAAAGTCTTTATCGCTTAATTCTGATACTTTAAAACCTTGAGGTGGTAATGCATCAGGGTTTTCTTTAAGGGATTTTATATAGTTGTTTGCAATATCAGAACCATGAACAGTTTGGTGGTGAATAGCATCCATGAATTCTTGATAGCCTTCTTTGCTCATGGTCAAGCTATCAAAGAAAGAATGCATTTGTTTTTTTATAGTAGTGGGCTCTGCTGAATGTTTATCGCCATACACTCCAAAGTTAATTCTAAAGTCCTCTACTTTCATTTTTAGACTAGGACCATCGTAATCCTTTATTTCGTATTTACCATTCTTCTTAGCCTGCCCTCTATATACTTTTGTTCCTTCTGGCATAGCTTTAATTGCAGAGGTTACTACTATCATTGAATTTTTACTAGGCATTGCATCGTTGTAAGCCTTTGCACCAGGATGAACTCCTCCTTTAACTAAGAATAAGCTTCCATCTGGCATGGTAACTGCTACTGCTGGTTTCATATGAGACATATCTGTCCCTTTAAATCCGTTTGCCTCCATAAACCTTTTGTACAGGTCTGAATGCATAACCAACCAGCCATCAATCTTGCTTTCCCAAGCCTGCTTAACCAGTTTTCCGTTCTTATCAACAGTCCAGAATGTTTCTGGCTGTTTTCCTTCTACATTAAGCCACTTTTTACCAATCTCGCCAGCTCTACTCAGTAAGTTCTTTTCTGCTTCTATGGCTATAATATTAATTTCACCAGTACCCTTGGTGATGTCTTTAAAGAATTTAGAGTCTTGTTCGTAGAATGACTTTGAAGACAACAATGCTTCACGTTTTACTCGAGCAATAGCACTTTTAAAGTTCCAATTCTTTTCATAGAGATAATTCGATTTGAATGCCTTATTATATAGATTACGTAATCCTTTATTTTCAATAATTGCTTTGTCTTTTACAGGGTCATAACCCATAGTTTCTAACCAGACTTTATAATCTTTTTCAATGTATTTATTAAGAAGGTTTTTGGTAATTAACTTACTGTTTGATTTCTTTACGACTTCATTTATAATTGTTTTTAATTCAAAATTTTGGGTTTCAGGGTGGTACTCATAGATTCTTTCAACCCCTCCATCTTTTTTGGGTATCTTGAGGTACTGATTTTTTTTATTTAATCCTTTGGTCACATTTAGCCAGTCTTCTTTTGACATGACCATTTCAAATTGTCTTGTTTTACTATTCCATACTCTTTCATATGGTTTTAAAGTGACGTAAGTATTGCCTTTTTTGTCAACAATCTCTGCGAATTCTCTTACAGTAACCTCATCTCCCCAAAGTTTTTCATGCATTTTTTCATCAGCAGACCTAGGCTCATACCCTACTACCTTTTTCTTTAGGGCATTAAAGCCCCATATGCTCGATGTTTTTTTCTTTGTTTTATTAAAGCTAACAATAGGTCGTAAAATGCCTTGCGATAGTCTTGTGAACATTTGGGTTAAACTGTTCTGCATTTCAGGGGTTACTCTAATTCCTGGAAATTTGTCTTGGACGATTTGTATGTATTCTTTTACCATTCCACGAACAGGGATGAATCGTGTATCTTTTTTACCACCTTCTGTCTTTGGGATTAACTCATTGTAAGTTTTTACAGCGTGCTCTAGCACTTCATTGCCATCGTAAATATCGGATTCTTTTTGCAGTTGATTTAAAAATCGTTTTATTACTGGTTCAACAATTACTTCAGGTTGGTCTGAAAGGATTACCTCTTCTGCTTTAAGTATATCTTGACTGGTTACTTCTATTTTTTCTTTTGGTAGTTCTTCAAAATGCTCTTTAATTCTTTTTTCAAGTGGGTCTATGTATCCTTCTTTTACTTGTGCAAGCTCTTCAGGTGTAAGCTTATCTGCAATTTCCTTAACCTTTCCTTCTGGTTCAATCTTAGGGTCACGTATTTGCCTCATAACCCCTTCAGCAATTATATTCATTTCTTGCTGTTTTCTATAAGACCTAGGTACCATATCAAGTAACTCTGCTTTTACTTCTGCTATTTCGTGAGGTTCAAGGTTTTCTACTTTCTTTCCAAAATCTTCTGCTTTTTTATTTAAAGCTTCATTGTAAGGCTCTACTATTTTTTCTGCCAACACTACACTTGCTACAGAATCTGGGTCATTTCTATCTAATTTTGAATTTTCCATTCTATCCCAGATATCACCTATATGCTGAGAATACTTTTCTTTAACAAGTTGTTGAGATTCCAATGGTAATTCTTTATATGCTTCAGAATTAAGCATATCTCTCATTTCTGTAAAGTCTCTTTTTAAAATACCGTCTTCTTTCTTTTCATTGTACCTATTAAAAAATTCTGTTGATTTCTTTTCTACAACACCGTGAGCACCATACCCAAAAAAAGCACCCAATCCATATTCATATATTTGCGTAGCAGTTGGAGCACCTTGAGCTGTTGCCATTCCACCTTGAAATGCAGAACCTAATGCTCCTCTTAGGATTTGCCCTCTATTATCCCATAATGTATTAGAAAATTCTTTAGAATGTTGCCATAAGGAACGTTTCCCTGCGTCACTAACAACTTTATTAGGATGTTGAACCATATTTCCTATACGAACAAAGTTTCCCAATCCTCCAAAGAATCCTCCTGCAACTGCTCCAAATATTAAATTATCTACTTCATCATCTTGCCCATTCCACATACCACTTACAGCACTTGCCACAGATAAATGCTGTGCTTGAAATGCCATATCAATCAACTTAGCTTTATGAGTGACTGCTTCACCTGCCTTAAGATATTTCCCAGCTTCAAAACCAGCGTTTGCCATTATCTTTTTTGTGGCATCTACTGCCTTATCGCCAACGAATAAAGGTACAGATTTTCCTTTTTTCATAGCCTGCCCAACGCTACCTACAGTTTTACCTGCAGATTGAAATCCTCTAGCAACTTTTCCAGTGCCCATTAACCCCAGCCTTGCTATACCTGAGCCCCCAAATGAAACAAGGCTACCAGCCATAGGGAATGCAAATCCTAATAAATGCCCTACGCTGTGGGCAATAGATTGAAATTCGTCTTGTGGGTCTTCAGACCAGCCACCCATTGCAATAGGACCAAGAAACCCTTCTGTAAATCCTGAACTAAACTGAGATAGAACATTGCTTTGAGGAGCGTTTTGAGGTAGCTCTGTACCTTTCTTTCCAAAAGGCACGCCATACAATTTAGCGTATCTTTCTAATTCAGAAGCTTCTTCTGGGCTAAAACGAGAGTTGTTAAAACGATAAGCTCTTAATTTTACCCTAGTTTCATAAGGGGTCATTTACTTAATTGCTCAATTAACTTTGTAATAACGTCTCTTTCCAAGTCTCTTATCTCTTTTTTCTTTGCACCTTTAGTAACACCATAAGAATCATAAAGTTCTCGTTCTTCAGGAGAAATCTCATATAACTGGTCAATGCTTTTTTCTCCACCAGAAAGCATGGTCCTATACGTTTCTAGCTCTTCAATAATTGCTTTGGCTGATTGTCCCTGAGGGTCTGTGCCTCCGCCTAGTCCAAAATCGCCATCAGTAAAGTCATCGTAAATACCACCAGTCTGCCTTTCACCTGCTTCATTATACGTAACTCCAAGTTTTTCAAGCATATCGTCTACTAATTTGACCATACTTTGTCTTTTTGGGTTACTGGCAGGAAGCTTGATGGCTGTATTTATTGCAAAATCCAATGGTTGTCTTTCATTTGTCTTAGCATCATTGTAACTATCAATAATATCTGATTCATTTAGACCCATAAAAGGAGACTCATCAAAGAACTCTCTTAATTTTTTACCTCTTAAATGCTCAAGGTCAATAGGAGTTGACTTTGCATCTGCAATTCCCTGATTACGCAACGCCATTTTAGCCTGTACTGCACCGTATTTCTGGTCAAGAGATGAAATGTCATCTGCTATTCCTTGTGTAGCAAGAGAAGTTTGAGCAGGAATAAGCCCTAAAAGAGACCTGGTTCTTTGTAAGTCCATGTCATGTGCTTGACTATCGTCTTGCATCACCTGTTTCATTGAATCTATCGTTGATTGATTCTTTGTGCGTAAAGAGTCTGCAAATAACTGATTTTGTTGATAGCTATCGTTTGCTAATGAATCTTGCATTTGAAGTTTACTCATCTCTGCATCTCGACTTAATGAGTCTTGAAGCAGTGCGTTCTCTCTATTTAAAGAGTCTTGCAACCTCATGTTTCCCATGCCCAAAGAATCTTTTAATAAGGTAATATCCTCATTCGCTTGAATCTGTTTATCGACAGCATCGCTTTGCATACTGCCTTGCATTGCCCCACCTAAAAGCGAGCCTAATATTTCTAATACTGCGTCATCTTGTGCCATGTTATGAATTCCTTATTGATTCTTGTTCTGCTTTTAAATTAGCTATTTGGTCTTCTTGAGCCCATAATCTGTCTTGTGCCTTGCCAATTGTGTCTGTTAATGAAGCGTTTGTGTTATTAACTGCTGTTGAAATTTGATTTTGAAAATTAAAATTCTTTCCTGTGTCAGTAGCCAGAGTAAGAGGAGAACCAGAGTTCTTACTTTGAAGAGCATTCCAATCGCTCATGGTCCTTCTATTAAAATTGCCCATTGCGTTTGGAAAAATGTCTCCTTTTCTCTTTTCTATATTTGCTATTTCCCTACTAATACTTGAAATCACATTTCTTTGTTTTCTTGCTTTTGACCCACCAAGAAATGAAAAGAAACCGTCTCTTCCAATCCAAGTATCCCACCATCTTCCAGCTTTACTTCCTGAACCAAGAGCCCATGCTTCTGCCTCATTGTATGTTTTAGACATTAGTAACTCCCTTTTATTTTTGTTGCTCCACCTTTACCTTTATTAGCCATAAATAATGTCCCTGCTAATAAAGCCCAACCCACTGGTCCCATTGATGTTAATGCTCCTTGAACTGCGGTACCTGCTCCAGTTAGCAAGCCTCCAGTTTTTGCAAATCCAGCCTTTGTTGCCAAGCTTCCTAAACCTGTAACTGGGGAAGTTATTCCTTTTGCCACAGCTTGCTCTGCACCTCCTAAGAAAGTAGCTGAATCATCACCGTAAGTAAGCACTTTGGACAACAGTCCTTTGCTTTGGGTTCCTGTTTTTGCTTTTTGAACTGTGGTCCCTGCTTTTGATTTTGCAAGCTTAGTTGCTTTATAGTCCTTAGCCAACCAATCACCAACTGTTGGACCAGCTTTTAATGCTAGGTCTGTTCTGTATCTCTTTTTTCTATCATACGCCCAATAATCGGCTACGTCTGACTTACTACTATGTTTTGAATAATTATCTGCCATGTTAATTCCTGTTGATTGGTCTGTAAGTAAAGGTAATATCTGAAAGTTCAAAATCGTCTATGGAAGTACTTGAGTTGTAACCCATACCAGATGTGATATATGCAATTTTTATTTGAACTACTTTACCGTATTTATTGTTTTTAATAAAATCAAATTCTGCGGTTTTTATTTTTCCATTTGTTCTGGACAGCCTAGCTCCATTGTCATAAACAGAAAACTCATTGTCGTTTACTGTATCGAAGTCAACAAAAGAACCAGCTTCATCTAATCTATATGTGATTTTTAAAGGACTAATTCCAATATCACGCATCTTGTAAGTAATACTACATCTGTTGAATTTTTTATTAATACTAATATCGCCCATGTCGTAATGCTTGGTAATTAGTTTACCAGAAGAGATAGCTTTTCTATCTGACGTTGTTGATTTTAATAGTATTGCCATTAATCTCCCGATGCTGGTGGTGGAGCAGTTTGTATTTGGCTCCCTAGCTCCGTTAATTTATTTGTTTTACTAGGGTTTACAGCAGTTCCTTGTGAACCTTGAGCCACTTGTTCAGCCCAAAGTAAATGCCCTTCTCTGTCAGTAACAAAACCAGTCTTTTTTGCACCTCCATACATACCCAATCCATCTGTAAAAGCTCCAGTATTAAAGTTATATATAATGGTTTCTGTATTTGAAATAGTGTCTTTGCAAATATGAACCTGATTCCAATAAGCATCATATCCAATATGAGTTCTTTTTCCATAAAAATTCTCCCATTGGCTTTTATCAATAAGACTGCCTTCTGAATTTGATGTTAAAGATTTAAAGTTTTGTCCATTGTATAAATATACACCACTTCGACTAATCCAAAACAAGCCATAAGGAGTGTCGCAAATCTGGTTATCATTCTCTAAGCCAACATGATGTAGGGTCTCTTCAATTTCCTCACGATTCTCCCCATTCTCGAGCGTTTTAATGCCCATTATGGTTAGAGAATACTTCTTGAATTGACATAATTTATTACCTGTAACTCTTAAGGCTACAATATCATCCCCATCGTTCACAGTTGCTTCGATTAAATTGCTTTCTCCAACCGTAGCATACATACCCAAAGCTGACTTTAGAATTCCGTCAGGGTAATAATTCAGTTGGTCGTCCTTTCCTTTAATCCTAACATTGCCATAATAAGCTCTTCTATTAAAAACACAAGCTGTTTTCCAACCAGTTCCATCGCTTTCAAACCCAATTGGTTCGTCCCAGGCTAATTGATACCTATTGTAAAAGCTTTCAAACGTTGGTACTGCCTTATAAATAATATGGTCTGTTACTGGACCTCCTGAAGTATTGGCGTAGCTAGTGCCATAATGAGAAACATTGCCAAAAGTTGTAAACTCTTTCCATGTTCCTGTTGCAAAGGACTTCCATCCTTTATTTAAATCGACCTCACAGATAAGATAAATATTATTTGGGTCTGTATTATTAAATCTAGCATATATCTCTACCCCTTTTAAGCGAGTGTTTAGTACACCATCTTTTTCTGATAATCCAGACCAAGAAGCATTGTTTCCTTTTCCGCTAATTAATTGTGGACCAATTCCAATGTGCAATCCTAACGCACAAGAATCTGCTTTTGGAGCAGTAGAAAAAGCTTTATTTATTGAATCAGCTCCACTGTTTCCAGCATTGTAGGTATGTTGATAGAATTGCTGAGGTTGACTTACATATCCCCCTTCATATACGTAGCTAAAATAAAACTCCGTTAATTCTTTTTTTAAGAAAGAACCTGGCATTAAAGAACCAGCTTCGCTATCCTGACCATCTAGCCAATCGTATTGAATCTTTATTCCTAAGGGATGACTTCCCCAAGTAGTGGAATGATTGGGGTTGCTTTTTACCAATGTCTCATCTGTTGTTCCATCTAAGAAAGAAAAAAGCCCATCTACCTTTGTGGCAATATGAGTATCTTGACCTTTTAAAGCTGTGGCTGGACTGTTTGTAATCTTTATTCTATAAGGATTAGGGCATAAAGCGTCTGTAGTAAATCCCTTAGCCATTTCAACTTGAGGACTATTGCTATTGTAATTATTACTAACGCTATCAAACTGAGTCTTTAAATAAGTATGATTTAAATCTAAATACCCAAACCACTGAGGTCTGTTGTAATCTTTAAAAGTCGCATCACTGCCAAACAAATGCCCCTCTGCATCCATATATGTTACGTCTACATTTGTAGATGAATCCCAATAATAAACCGTTGCATTCGACACAGCAGAAGTACTAGCAGTGCTTAAGGTTATCGTAGCAGGAGACACTCCAGTATTTTGAGCTGTAATGGTAGTGCCTGGAGCAATACCTGTTCCTCTGACTTGCTTTCCAACTAAACTAGGATGCGAACCAGTAGACATTGTAGCATACGTTCCATTTGTACTGTTGTTTCCTACATTTACAGTTCCTATCCATTCAGTTTCATTGAATTTGAAATCCATTTGCCAATCTATCCATGTGTCATTTTCCATTGAGTATACAGTTGACATTGAATTTTGATTTGTAATTGCAACTAAATGCTGATATCGTTGACCATGGGTTACCTTATCGCCATGGTCTACAATGTTTGTCTTGCTAACAGTTACCTCTTTTATTCCGTAAGCCTTAACAGTATCCGTGTCTTGAAATATTCTAACTTTACCACCTACTATTTCAAATTTGACTTGATGGTCTGTAGGTATCTCTGCAATTATTCCATCAGCATCGTAAAATAAACCTGCCCTTATGTCCATTGCAGTTTGCCCTATCTCGACATCATACGTTCTTGTAATTGACGCTTCTGCTGTTTGAGTAACGTTTGTATAATACTTAACAGTAACGCCGTACGTAGCAGTCTCAAATCTAGAAATATTGTCAAGATTGTATGTCCATTCGCTAAATGCACCAAAATAAGGATTGTGATTCATCATGTAATAAAACGCCCCACTTTCACTAACCATTTGATTGGTAATATTCTGATTTGTGAATTTATCTTCAAAACTGTGTTTGTGAAAAATTGGAGCTAATTGTTTATAAGTATATGTTGTTCCTTCAATAGTTTTTTTAGGGTCAGCAGTGCTACTATTACCAACAGGTCTAAATCCTTTACCATGTGCATAGTTAATAGCTCCATCAGGCTCCTCATTTGGAAAGCGAATATTTATCTTTCCCCAGTAATCCCATTCAATGACCATTCGATAAGCATATGCGTCATTTTGAGATGCAGAAGCATTAAAAGCAGTATGCCCAAATTCAATCGTATTGGTGCTATTGTTAGCTGAACCTCCATTGGGGACAGATTCTATTTTAAACGCACCGCCATTTCTATTAGTGGTAGGATAAACGGTGTTGCCTTCTGAATTAACATAATTAAAATTCTTACCCCTTGCGTTTTCAACTGGAGTATCTATGTACACGTTTGTATTACTTTCAAATGTCTTATTTGCATCAAGCCAATTGCTATCAAGAGCAGAATTCATGTTTACAGCCTGAGGACTGTTTCCTACAAATCCATGAACATTATTTGAATCAATTGGACCAAAAGAAGCTTTTACTGTATTTGAGCCATTTAATCTAGTATCGCCACCAGCCAATGTTTTAAAATGCCATGGAATAGTAGGGTCGGTATAATCTGAACCCTCTTCAGAAGATGCTAAATAATGCTTATGGCTCATCTTTTCTAATGCATTTAGTGTTAGACCTTGAATAGAATTCTTTGGAACTTTTGATTCAAAGTTTTCTCTCATGGGATTATTAACCACTGTATTTATAAAGTACTCATCTCTATCAACATCTTTGATTATTAATGCTCTTTCTGCATAATCAACCTCTGAATCACTGCCAGGAATAGGAGACTGAAAAGGAGTAAAGTATAACTCCATATTGGCTCTTTTGGATGCTTGTACTTCTGTAACAGTTGGAGCTGTTATGTTATTACTTTGGCTAGGGTCTGATAAATTAAAATCAGCAGACCACGCATGAATATTCCTTGTATAGCCATCGGGTAGCTCTGTGTTTAATTCATTTGTAGAAGCGTTGGCTTCGCTTGGTACAATTTTAAGTTTACCAACATTGTCTGGTATAAAATTGACGCATTCTGCCATTTGATTATCTTTTAAAGATAGAACGTCTACTCCTTTAGCAACTCCTCCGCTAAAGTCTCTTAATGATTTTGACTGTTTAGGCACTTATAATTTTCCCTCCATAGGATGTAACGCCATTAGTAATGTCAAGAACTACAAGATTAAAATTTCCATTAGTAAAGATATCTACTAAACCCACATTGTGAGTCCAGTTTGTTGGTCTTCCTTTAAGAAAATCTTTTTTCATATCGGCTAAACATCCCATTGAATATGCCATATGTGGTCCTGAGATGTGGGTGATGACTGCTTTTTGACTGTCGTGAGTATGTCCGTAGATAATGTTGCATCCCATTTGTAAGGCGTGAGTTCTTGCATGGGCAACTCCCATAAAGTGTCCTCCGTGATAAGCGTATAATTTGCTTCCGAACACTTTAAAGACATCACCATAGTCATGCCATTCGTATCCACGTTCATCAAATTTGAATGCTGTTCTGGAGCCATAATGTTCAAGGTATGGGTTTTCTTCGACAAAGTGGTCGAACCATAATTCATGATTGCCTTGAGCGTATTGTTTTTTTCTACACTTGACCTTATCCAAAACCTCATCAATCCTATCAAGTCCTTTATTGCCTTCTTCGATTTCTTTTTCAATAAAAGGAAGTTGGTACTCAAGAGGAGGGCGTTTCTTTTTACGCCATTGCCAATGACTAACTGATTCACCTTCAACAAAATCTCCTAATAGCAAGAATCCAGTAGGTTTTAATTCCTTTATAACGTTTAAAGCACATTTAAATGCCTTTTCATCTTGGTGTGGATAGTGTACATCTGGGAAGACGACAACTCTTTCTTTTATTTTCATGATTCCTCATTTAGTCAAGTATCTCAAAGTGAACTAAGTCATCAAAGCGATTATCCTTAGTGGTTCTTTGCCCCTTGAATTGCGAACTCGCATTCCAATCTCCACCCCAACGAATCTTATACCCAAGTCTATTTGCAGTAGCCAACATCCATCCTCCTAGATAATGAAAATCATCTCTAGCGTCCCAATCTACTGGATATGGGCATATATCTACTGCCTTGCCTTCTACGTGCTTTCCAAATTTTGTTTTGCTAAGACCTTCAGCCACTAATTTATTTTGCCTTTCCTGGCTTCTTTTACCTTCAATAACAGTAATGTCAAAAAAAGCACATACTTCATTAAGGAGATGGATAAGTCTATCATCCACCCCCTCTAGTCTTTTCTTACTTCTTTTTCCAAGACGTGGCATTAAAGACCAATCTTTTTGAGCAACACACCTTTAATTACTTTCCAAAGTGCCTCAAGTATTTTTTGTTCTGTTTTTTCAGAAATGATGGGTATATCTACCGCTTTATTAATTTCAGCAATTACTTCTTTACCATTCTCATCTGACAACAGGTCATCTGCTATTAACTTTGCTAACATTATATTATCCTCATTATTATGTTTACAATTACTGGAAAAGAAAGAACGCCAATCGTGCCAAGTACTTGCATTTTTGCAATTGACCTTTCATGGTTTTCAACTTTTCCATTTAACTTATCTAAATGTTTTTCAACTCTGCCTAGTGCCGAATAGATATTCTTTAATCTCTCATCGTGTTTAACTAGTAGGCGATATATATCTTTATTCTCCATTAGTGCTTTCCTCCACCATTTAATCTTCCAGACATATAACTAATCTTGTCTGATAAATCATCTACCTCTTTCATTAAAGACTCGTGCCTACGAGAGGATGAATTTTGTTGGTTCTCAGATTCTCTTTGAATTCTATCTAATAGTTTGAGCAAAATGCCTTCCACGTTTGTTATAGTTTCCTCTGCTTTTGCTTGGCTAATAGCAAGATTATCCAAGCTCTCAGATTGAGATGTTTGACTTTTCATTAAGTTCACTAACATATAACCCAGAAAAACAACACAAAATCCTGATGCTCCAAGTGTCATATAAGAATCTAATAATGTCTGTGTGTCCATACTTATTTCCGCTTTTTCTTACCCCAAGTCATGGGGTTAAAGTTTACTGATAATTCCTTTTCGTAAAATTTTACCTTCTCTGCTAGTTCTTCTCTCTCAGACCTTTCTTCCACGATGTGTTTACTAAGTAAGTCCCCAATCTGTTTATCCGCAGTAGCCACTTTAGTTTCCAAAGCTTGTATTCTGCTTTCAATCTGCCAGTAACCATAGACCAGAAATGCCACGAGTACACATCCTTGAGCAAGCCATTTAAGATTAATAGAAACAATGGCGTTATCATCAAGAATAGCAGTCCTATAACTTCTAGCGGTATTTGGTTTTTCACTCATTTACCTTTACTACATCTTCATATTGTTCGTGAATCCAACACCAATTTGTTTCATACAAACCATCGTAATAATAGTGAATGACTGAATCCGTATCCATTATCTCAATAAACACTGTATTGTTTGTAGTGTCAGCAGGGGTGAGTTCATACCCACCCACTGACCAACCACTACTGCAACTGACATTAATCAGATTCAACAGTAGCAACTTCCTCATTTTCTAGCTCCGCTTCTAACTTCTTCATGAAAAATTCACGACCACCTTGCAACTGGTCAATATTAAATTGGCTACCTGCAAGTTTTCTATCCAGGTCTGCTACGTGATTGACTAACAGTACTTGTTGTTCAGACATATCATCTACTTTGTATTCAACATCGTTTATGACAACTACCTGACTTTCTTTTTTTGTTTTATCTGGCATGATTATCCTTTATTTAGAGTGCTTCTATATCTGCTTTTAAGGCTTCCCAACCTTCTTTCTCTGCAGTTAATTCAGCAATCTGATTATCTATGTTCTTTACATTATCAGCACATCTTTCTACAGACATAGTTTCTACTAGGTCAGTTTGTGCTTTTCCTGTTTCAGGGTCATAGCGTTTCTTGTTTAATTTAATGACATCCTTAGATTCTTCAGCTTTTGCTTCACGAACTACGACACCATTCTCGTCTTTTACTTCGGTTACTGCAGGAGAAACCACTACTTTGGTTTTACCTACAGACCATTTCTTGTCTTTCTTTTTTTGTGCATAACCTTTCATGGTAATACTCCTATATTGTGTTGTTATCCATTCTCCAAACGGAAGTAACAAAGAAATCTGTACTGTTTCCCATATCACCGCTTGATTGAAATTTTATTGAACCCATTTGACCTGTTGTTAATTGAGGCGATGAATCAAAATCTGCTTCACTGTATACATAATTCTTTCCATCAACAGATACCGACTTAACTGCTGTTCCTACTGTTGTGTTCGTTATACTGCCATTTGGTTTGCTAACAACTGCAACAGTGAGGTTAAATGAACCAGAATTGCTTATTGTTTCTATTCTTACATATAACTTCACCAATACCATATTCATTGGCACAACAAACGATGTAGAACTATAATCATTGCCTTGCGTTTCGGCACTACTATTCCAAGGTAAATAATGTGTTGATGTACCTATGTCATCTGTAAAACTGTGAATAAACGTTCCGTAAGTAGGAGCAAGAACTACCCCAGTAGATATAATACTACCTGCTACATCAAGAGCTTGTGCAGGAGAAGTTGTGCCGATGCCAACATTTCCATCGCCTCTAACTGCCATTTTTGTTGAGCCAGCCAATTGAAAATTGATTAATGCATTTGAACCAGTCCAATCATTGTTAATATATAAATTTGTAACTCCAGAATTATCGTATTTTATTTCTGCATATTCATTGGCATTTTGATTGCTGTCTGTTAATCTAATACCTGTTGAACCATGAAGATGAAATTGAGAGTCAGGATTAACTGTTCCAATGCCAACTTCCCCAGTAAAGGTAGCTTTACCCCCACCCCAAACAGTCATTAAATCTGCTCCATCTTTATCGCCAACTCTTAATGCGTAAACATTATCATCGTCACCAGCACTAACTCTTAATCCATAGCCATTTGTAGCGTGTGTGTTGTATATGTCTACTGCTGGGTCACCACTATCTGATACTGTGACCTCGAGCTTATGTGTCGGAGACTCTGTACCAATACCAACATTACCACCATTAAAATAAGAATCACCTTCAGTATCAAAATTAACTTTTGCAGTTCCATCACTATTAGTCATGTACATAGCACTATCGCCACCAACTGTGCTAAAAGTAACTTGAGAACTTCCACCTAAAGTAAATCTAACTTCACCATTTACACTTAAAGCGTGACTAGGAGTTGGGGTTCCAATCCCAACTTTACCATCGCTAGTTACAAACATCCCAGTACCTGTACCTGTATAAACTCCAAGAGCGAACTCACCTGTACCTGTGTTAGCAGTTGTATCTATTGACAACCCATATGCATTGGTAGTACCTGTGTTTGCAAATTTCGCAATCCAATCACTATCAACGGCTTTTACTACATGAAGGGGTGCAGTTGGACTTAAAGTTCCAATCCCTACATTCTGGTCATTATCTATATACATAGCATCAGTATCGTGAGTTTTCATTCTGATACCTGCATCTTCATAGTTTCTAATAAAGAAATCTGTAGTATTTTGTTCTATAAATAAAGTAGTTCCGTCTGCTCCCCCACCACCCGAATCATCATTTGTTAAATGAACTCCACCAGAGGCATTTTTTGTTCCTGCATAGATATCTAACATATGTGTGGGAACGTCTTGCCCAATACCCATTCCAGAATCTTTTATATGAACAAAATCTGTGGCATTGACTCTAAAAGTCATCAAATCAGAAGAGGCGTGATGTTGATAGGCTATTCCACCTGCATCTACATCACTTGCATCACCAAAATCAATAACACTATATCCTGTTGTTCCTGCAATTATAGCCATTCTTGCTTGGTCACCAGTATTATCGTTGTTTTGAATAACAAGGTAATCAGTTCCAATTAATGTTGGCAGTGTTCCCGCCCCATCTACAATGTGTATTTTAGAAGCAGGAATAACTGTTCCAATCCCCACATTGCCATCACCTAACACTGACATTATATGTGCGTTTGCTTCAGTTGTTATATTTAATGCTTGTTCATTAGCACTAGACCCTGCATTAATTTGTAAACCATACCCACCTGCGTGGTCATTTTTTATCCTTACAGCATATGCATCATCTTTATTCTCATAAACAAATAATCTATGAGACCCTCCTGAATTTCCAATCCCTACGTTCCCACTGTCGGAAATAGTCATTCTTTGAGTAGGTGCAGTATTTGTAGTAACACTTCTTGTATAAAAACCTAATTCACCTTTAGTACTACCTGCACCACTAGTGCCTTTGTAAGCTATAATTGCAGGTACTTCAGTCTGACCATCGTAACCGAATCCAATAGCATTGTATTTTCCATTAGAACCATCTCCGCCAATCTGCAACATCATGTCAGCTTTTGCTAACCCTGTACTGCTTGCGTTACCAGTGTTTACAACTTCAGCAAATACTGTAGAAAATCGTAGACTAGCATTTCCTAGTTCTGCACCTTCATTAGCATCTGGATACAAGCCTGAATTAACTGTCACATCGCCACTAAAAACAGCATTGCCAGAACTATTAATATAAAAATCAGTATTAGTACCATAGTCATCTCCACGACCTATAGCAAAACTATTAGAGCCTCTTAATGCACCTGCATACCAAGCTTGACCACCACTAGACACTCCATTATTAAAATAAACATACGCTCTACTAGCAGAACTTGTATGACCTTTAAGATAAAGTCTACCATCGTCACCTGACGAGTTATTACCATCTATAGTTAAACTTGTCGTGCCACCACTATCCGCAGTTATATTACCTGCAAAAGTAGACGAGCTATCACTGGCAAGAGTTAATATTGAATGTTGAGTACCATCTATACTTGATTCAGTATGGAAAACAATGTCACCTCCATGCTTTAAACTTCTAATCTTTAAGTCACCAGTATTTAAATGGTCGAGGTAAGAGTTACCGCCATCGTGATATATTTGTATATCTTCACTTGCACCAAGTTTTAAAACTCCGCCAGAGCCACTTGCATCTGGTAATACTATATGACCAGTAGATGTAACTCCACCTGTAGTTATACTACCAGTGACTGTTAAATCGTTTGCAATTGATAAATCACCACTAGTGGTTAAATGCATTATTTTTGTACCACCATCAATAGTGGGGCTATCGTGCCACCATTCAAATGGATTATGTGTTCCACCATTGGCATTTGAATCTGCAATAAAATGCATAGTATCAGAGTTGGTGGTAATCGCCATATTAGTTCCACCTGCATCTATATTTAGATACTGACCTGCAAAAGTAGCATTGCCAGTATTACTTAAGACTAATGCATTTGTAAAGCTAATAGTCGTATCAGCATTATCAGTCCCTGCTACTGCAAAATTATGAGCACCTCCATCCATATAATGCATTGCTGAATATCCACTATTAATACGCTGATACCCTGTACTGTTCCATTTAACATTTTCAGCAATAAATATTTTAGTTTCACCACTATCGCTTCTTGCGAATATTGAACCTCCAGCACCTATTTGTAAACCTATGACATTAGTTTTCCAATCAGTTTCAGGTGAAACTCCTATGCCAGTATGGGTAGAGAATTTGTTAACTCCAGTCCAAGTGTTATTATCTACTAGACCTACACCACCATAAGTAGCAAACGTACCATCGCCCTTTATATATTGAGAGGATGTACCCTTACCTAAGACTACTTTTTCCCAATTAGCCATTGGATTCCTTTTCTACGGCTTTTTCAAATGCTTTTCCTAATTTGTCCAATAGCTTGGCGAGTATATGAGCATCTTTACCTTGAATGGTCATATTGTCTAATCCTTGTTTTATCACAGATAAATCCTCCGTTGAAAGTTCAACTCTCAAGTTTAGCCTTATGCAGTTTACTTAGTTTGATAAGAACAGAATTGGCAACTTCCAGGTCAACACCATCAAACTGGCTTCTCATCATAAGTTTTAATAAGAAATCAGTCTCTTTAATATTGAATTTATCGTTTTGGACTGCAGGAACTAATTTTGACACTAAGCAGTCCTTAGATAAAGAGCATCTTCATTTGTATTGTAAGTAAATGAACCCACTCCTGCTGAATTACCACTAGGTGCACCTGCATCATCTTTAAAATCCATAATGGCAATACCATGATTAGCTTGATTACTTGTACGATGATTTGAAAGCAACCATCCAGTTAAATAATTGGCTGTACCCGCCCCATCTGTATTGCCTCCACCTTTATCTTTCTTCCATTGAAATGTGGGTCTATCTGTAACTGTAGAGGTCGTATCAATAGTTATACCTGATGCATCTCCAGTAGTTGTAGAGCTAGAACCAGTAGAAGGAACACCTAATGTTATAATCTTATCTTCAATTTCAACATTTTGAGTTTTTAAAGTGGTTGTAGTTCCAGTAACTGTTAAGTCAACACAAGTAACAGTACCAGTAAAACTAGGGTCGGCAATTGGTGCTTTTGCATTCATTTGAGTTTGAATAGCCGAACTAACACCAT